TAATTCAAAAACAAGAATAAGTAAAAAATCAAAAACAACATATGGCATGTGGTGTGATAAATACGGTTTTAAGTATGCAGACAAACATGTCCCGAAAGAATGGTTATGAACAATTTAAGAAAAGAAACTAAATACATTGTTGTCCATTCAACAAATACAAATCCTACACAAAATTTAGATGTTAAAGATTTAGACAAGCAACATAGAAAAGAGGGTTTATTCTCTTGCGCTTTTCATAAAGTTATTAAAAGAGACGGGTCTGTACAAGACGGTCGCGACATAATGATAGCCGGCGCACATATTGAAACAGATGTTGTCTTGTCTAATAAAAATTCTATTGGCATTTGTCTAGTTGGTGGACAGAATGTTGATGGACAACCTGATTGTAATTTTACTTTCAAACAATATGAGAGTTTAGTTAAACTCATAGATGTTTTAAAAGCCGATTACAAAGAGGTTGAAGTTGTTGGTCATAGAGATGTGACTAACTCCTCATGTCCGCAGTTTGATGTAAAAGAATTGCTGACATAGTTTGTTTGTTGCCTACTGGGTAGAAATACTCAGTAGGTTAAACCCAAAATATTAAGGCAAAAAATTTTATGGAAAATACTGAAAGTACGTTTTTATATCATTCACATTGTGATGAGTGCGGTTCTAGTGACGCTAATTCTGTCTATGATGATGGACACACTTATTGCTTTTCATGTAACACATTAAAAAAAGGAGTAGAAGACTTGAACAAACAAACAAACACACAAGAACCAAGTAAAGATTTTATTTCAGGTAATGTATCTGCATTATCAAAAAGAAATATTGACTTTAACACAGCACAAAAATTTAATTATCAAACCGGTGCATGGTTTGGTAGACCATGTCAAATTGCAAACTACTATGATAAAGATAAACAATTAGTAGCACAAAAATTAAGATACCCTGATAAAACATTTCAGTGGTTAGGTGATGCAAAAAAAGCAGGCTTGTTTGGACAGCACCTGTGGCGTGACGGTGGTAAAATGTGTATCATAACTGAAGGTGAGATAGACGCTTTATCAGTATCAAGAATAAATCAAAATAAATTTCCCGTAGTAAGTATTAAGACAGGCGCACAAGGTGCTAAAAAAGATATACAAAAAGAATTAGAATGGCTTGAAAGATTTGAGACAGTAGTTCTTTTGTTTGACCAAGATGAACACGGACAGAAAGCGGCGTTAGAATGTGCTAAATTATTTTCACCTAACAAAGCTAAGATTTGTACAATACCATTAAAAGATGCAAACGAAATGTTATTAGCTAATAAAGCTAAAGAGTTAACAGATTGTATCTGGTCAAGTAAACCTTACAGACCTGATGGAATAGTATTAGGTTCAGATTTATGGAATGAAATACAAAAAGAAGATAATCATGTTACAGTTCCATATCCATTTGATTGTTTAAATATAAAAACACATGGACTACGTAAAGGTGAGTTAGTTACTATCACTGCCGGAAGTGGTGTAGGTAAATCTAGTTTTTGTAGACATGTAGCATTAAACTTATTAAAAAATAATTACACTGTAGGTTACATTGCATTAGAAGAAAGTATTAAACGTAGTGCACTTGGTATTATGGGTGTTGAATTAAAAAAACCATTACATTTAACAAGAGAGGGTATTAGTGAAGAAGACTTATTTAAAACGTTTAACAATACTGTGGGCAGTGGCAACTTTTATCTTTACAATCATTTTGGTTCAACAGTTGCAGATAACCTGCTCTCTAAAATAAGATATTTAGCTAAAGCATGTAATGTAGATTATGTAATTCTTGACCATTTACACATGGCTTTGTCTGCATTAGGTGATGCTAATACAAATGATGAACGTAAACTTATAGATTATTTTGTTTCTAAGTTAAGAACATTGGTAGAAGAAACTGGTATTGGTTTAATATTAGTATCTCATTTATCAAGAACAAAAGATGGTAACAAAGGTTATGAAGACGGCGTTCAAGTATCAATGAATAGTCTTAGAGGAAGTCAATCCATAGCTCAATTGAGTGACATGGTATTAGCTTTGTCCAGAGATTTACAATCAGAAAATAATATTGCACAAGTAAATGTATTGAAAAATAGATTTAGTGGTGAGACTGGTAAAGCATGTAGTCTTAGATATGATTTAGAAACTGGTTGTTTATCAGAAGTACAAGCGGAGACTGTTGATGACTTCTAATCTAACAATTAAAAAAAGAAAAAGAAAATCAAAAGCAGAAAATGAAACTGTCTCTTGGACATTCTACGTTTTATCAGCAGTTAAAAAAGCTAAAGATAGTCCAACACCTGTGGTTATAGATGTGGCTAAAGAAAGTTCTGCTACATTAATACAAGATGCTCTTATGGCATTGGCTATGAATGGTGAAGACGCAGCATGGAACGTAGATATAAAACTACACAAACACTTACATTAATATGAAACTACCTATAATAAATAAAAAAGTATTAGACGCTAAATTTGTTTTATGTCATTGGGTTGATATAAACTCTGATGCTTCTTGGACTACTTTAGAAAAAGCTAGACAAAGTAAACCAACTATTTGTGTTAGTACAGGTTGGTTAATTAAAGAAGATAAAGATGTGCACATTCTTTGTGGTGATATTAACTTTGAAGATGATGGCACCTTAGCTGATGTTGGTAACGTAACAACAATTCCAAGTGTAAATATAATTAAAAAGAAAGTTATTAAAATATGAAATATATTTTTGATATAGAAACAGATGGTCTTTTTGATGTATGTACTAAAATACATTGTCTTGTTTTAAAAAATGTAGATAACAATAAGATATTATCTTTGTCAGTTGATGAAGCATTAGATAAATTATCTAAAGCTGATGTTATTATTGGACACAATATTATTAAGTTTGACATTCCAGTTATTAAAAAATTATATCCTAACTTTAAAACTGAAGCAAAAATTTTTGATACACTTGTGGCAACAAGATTATTATTTCCTGATGTAAAAGAAAAAGATTTTCAAAGAAAAGATTTTCCTAGAGATTGTATTGGAAGACACAGTTTAAAAGCTTGGGGTAATAGAATAGGTAATTACAAAGCTGAGTTTGATACTGATTGGAAAACTTTTACACCTGAGATGTTAGAGTATTGTAAACAAGATGTAGAAGTAACTTACAATCTTTATAAAATGATTGAAGAAAAAACATATTCACAACAAGCTATGAATTTAGAACATGATGTAGCTCAATTAATTTACAATCAAGAAGTTTATGGTTTTACTTTTAATACTGAAAAAGCAAGAAGTCTTTACTCAGCATTAAATGGTAGAAGACATATGTTAGAAAGTGAATTGCAAGATTTATTTCCACCTGAAACAGAAAGAATACCTTTTATTCCTAAGGTTAATAATAAATCTAAAGGTTACATTAAAGGTAAAGTATTCTATAAAGAAAAAACTATTGTCTTTAATCCATCTAGCAGACAACACATTGCTAGTAGATTAATAAATAAATATAATTGGAAACCTAGTATTTACACTGATGATGGTACACCTAAATTAGATGAAACTATTTTAGAAAGTTTACCATATCCTGAAGCTGAAATATTATGTGAGCATTTTTTATTAGATAAAAGAATTGGTCAGTTAGCTACTGGCGCTCAAGCTTGGTTAAAGCATGAGAAGAATAATAAAATACATGGTACTTGCAATACTAATTCAACAGTAACTGCAAGAGCAACTCATTCTTATCCTAACATGGCACAGATACCTAGTGTATCAGTACCTTATGGTAAAGAATGTAGAGCATTATTTACGGTTCCAACTGGTAAAAAACTTGTAGGCATTGATGTCTCAGGTTTAGAAGTGAGAATGTTGGCTCACTATATGGCTAGGTATGATAATGGTAAATACGCTAAGGTTGTTTTAGATGGCGACATACACTCTGAAACACAAACGTTAGCCGGTTTAGATAGCCGAGACCTAGCCAAAAGATTTTACTACTGTTTTTTATATGGTGGTGGAGTAACAAAGATAGCTTCAGTAACTGGTAAGACTGTTCCTCAAGCATCTAAAATTAAGAAAAGGTTCTTAAATAATTTACCTGCATTAAGTAAATTAATTGAGGATGTACAACAAGCGGCTGAACGTGGTTACTTAACAGGTCTTGATAAAAGAAAAGTTAAAGTACGTTCTTCTCATGCCGCGCTAAATACTTTATTACAAAGTTCCGGCGCATTGGTTTGTAAACAATGGTTGGTAGAGTTTGACAAAGTAATAAAACAAATACCACATGCACAACAAGTTGTCTGGGTGCATGATGAAATACAAGTTGAGTGTCTTGAAAAAGATGCAGAGCAAGTTGGGCAACTGGCAGTAAAAGCAATCAAAGACACTGGTGAGTATTTTAATTTAAGACTACCGCTAACTGGTGAATATAAAATAGGAGACAACTGGAGTGAAACACACTAA